CATAACTTTCACAATTTATTAGAAAAGCATGGCGTCGCGCACTACTTCTTTACCTGCTATGAACCGTTTGCCAATGTTGAGCCACTAGATTGGAACTACTGCTATCTTGATCCTTACAATCGAGATGCTACCTACTACAATTGGTGTATAGCACAGGGATTTAAAACTGTAAAACCAAATAGTTACCATTTTGGCGCAGATGCACATGCTGCCTGGGCTGAACACTTATACACCCAAATAGTTCAGTGTTGCTTGACAAAGAAATAAACTACTGCTATAATACAAGCATGAAATACCTAATTGTTGACACAGCAAACACATTCTTTCGCGCACGCCACAGCGCCCATCGTCAAGCTGACACGTGGGATCGACTAGGCTTTGCTATCCATGTAACAATGAGCAGTATTGCCAGCGCCTTTCGCAAACAACAGGCAGACCATGTTGTGATCTGTTTAGAAGGTCGTAGCTGGCGCAAAGACTTTTACACACCCTACAAGGCAAACCGTGCTGTGGCACGTGCGGCACTTACTGAAACCGAAGCTGAAGAAGACAAGTTGTTTTGGGAATCGTTTGATGCTCTCAAAGAGTTCTTTGTTGACAGCACCAACTGTACTGTTATGCGTCATCCCGAACTAGAAGCAGATGATTTGATTGCTGGCTGGATACAGTCACATCCCCAAGATGAACATGTTATCATCAGCACTGACACAGACTTCTATCAGTTACTGGCTCCCAATGTGGTACAGTACAATGGTGTGGCAGATGAACTGCACACACTAGATGGCATACTAGACAAGAAAGGTAAACTGGTCGTTGACAAGAAAACCAAAGAACCCAAGAAAATTCCCGACCCTAAGTGGATTCTCTTTGAGAAGTGTATGCGAGGTGATGCTAGTGATAATGTCTTCAGCGCATACCCTGGAGTTAGAACCAAAGGCACTAAGAATAAGACGGGTCTGGTTGAAGCCTTTACCGATAAGGACAGCAAAGGATATGCTTGGAACAATCTTATGCTCCAACGTTGGACTGACCATAACGGACTCGAACACAGAGTACTCGACGACTACAATCGAAATGTCACGCTGGTGGACTTGAGCGCACAGCCCGCAGACATACGTGCCAAGATTGATGCGACTATTGCAGAGCATAGTGTGCCTAAAAATGTAGCACAGATTGGCTCCAAGTTCTTGAAATTCTGTGGCAAATTTGATTTGAAACGTATTAGCGAAAGCCCACAAGGCTTTGTTGATTGCTTTGCAGCACCTTACCCGGAGACTAAACTATGACTACGCAACATGAAGACTTTGAAGAAAAACTAGACGGACGCAGTGAGATTGAAATTGATCTTCCCAAGGAAGAACTGTATCAACTCATGCTGATAGCACATGAACAAGACATCACTCTCAATCAACTGGTGGAAAATATCCTACAGGCCAAGATTGACGAGGAAGTAGCAAATTTAAAACAAGATGCAGGAACTTTACCAGAAGGCCTATGATAACGCTATAGAACAATGTGACAATAGAACCGCGGGCATGACTCCGCACTTCCATTATGTCTATAGCAAAGAACTAGTTAGATTGATATCGGCGCAGTTGGCGGAATTAGATCCGCCAGTGCATTGCCGAACCACATATGATAGAAGTGTTTACGAAGCTTCTGTTGCACATATACAGCAACATTTAAACAATGATTAAAGATATTAACCCAATCGGGCGTTATATACACGTCACAGGTGGCCAGCAAAGCACCTACGTAAATGGCTACAGTGGACTTCAAGGTGTAGGTAATGTACGCTACAACACCAGCAATCAAAATATGGAAGTCTACGATGGAGCTAGTTGGGTTACATTGAATATGGGCTATGCCAGTGTTGGACTTAGCCAGGAGGCCGAAAGTCTATTAGACTGGGCCAAACAACGGCGCAATGAAGAACTAGCACTCAAAGCTAGAATGGAACAGCATCCTGGCCTTAAAGACGCATACGAACGACTTGAGATCATGAAGGCGCTCACACTTGAAGAAGAAACTAAGGAACAAAAATGATTAGACGCACTCTATACCGCTTTATGGCATGGGTCCAAGACTATCCAAAACGTGAAAACGCGATCTACGCCACAACAGCAGCACCAGGTAAAGTACGAGTCAGCGAAGAAGCAGACATTGACGGTATGCGATTTATAGTGATGCCGGCCGAAGGTGGTACCATTGTACAGATGCGTACATACGATCGCCGCAAGGATGAAAGCAACAACAAGACCTATGTCATACCCGACACAGAACATGACATTGCACATCGTGTTGGACAAATTGTTGCCATGGAGTTATTGAAGCAATGATGTTCAAAAAATCACGCCTGCGTCTGGCCAACTGGTTATCTGGCGGACGCATCTTATTTGACAAAGAGGAAAACAAAGCAATGACGGCAATAGCAGGACAATACGCAAGTGCTGGCATAGCACTAGGCAACGCAAGTGGTTTATATAGCATAGGCGCACAAGAACCCAACGTTTATATCAACAGTGATATTACCATACGCATCACACATGCCAATGGTGGCTATATCATCAGCATCCAGTCTGGCCCAATACCCAAGCTGTATCTGATTCACGAGGATGCTGACTTCAATACGGAGTTGGGCAAAATTATTACAATGAGTCAACTGCAAAAATGAACACCATCGCAAAACCCATCGTTAAGAATAAATTTTGGATCGTTGAACGTGATGGTGAAAAGTTGGCCACTATTCAGGCCATTGATGAAGATGGCGGCTATGCTTACGTACACAATGATCAACGTGAGGTCTTTCCCAGCATCAAGATGTTGAGCAGCAATTACAATATTGAATTTGCTCGTGCTGAAAAGATTAAAACCACAGTGTCAAACGACATCTATGGTTTTCCGACCAGCACACGGGCACACAATGCACTATTTGATGTACAGCGTTACTTGCCAATCTATACAAAGAATGCCAAGAGCAAGAGCTATTATGCCGCAGGCTACTACAGCATCAAGCTGAATAGCACCTGGATACAGCAGTTCTGTCCGAAACTTATTACACTGAATCGTTACGAGTACTGTGGTCCTTTCAGTACAGCGGCCGCGGCACAGAAAGAAACAGATGAGCGAAACCGATAAACTCAGTATTCATGTACGCATGTTCAACGACAAGGTGCGTGTGATGAATCAAACACAGAGCAAACAGTTAATCCTATCAGCACAGGAAGCACGTAACCTACATACTGATCTATTTGCCTTGTTAGCACACATAGCAGAACTAAGCGAACGTCCACAGGAAACACAGCAGTTTACCCAAATTGGCATGGATGGTGGCGGTTTTAAATAATGTGCGTGTTTATTGATGCTAAATACTATATCAAGGAAACGAAGTCATGTCTAGACCAAAGCCAACTGTCCTGTTGGACCATGTGAACAAAACCACTTACAAAAGTGATCAAGTTTTAGCCAGTGAAGGCATATGGGCAGTGTTCTACGACAATCAGCCCATTAACTTGAAAACGTTCAATACCTTGGTCCACTATCCCGGACCCAAGTATAAAAAGGTCAGCTTCTCAAACAGTGGTCATGCCATTAACCTAGCCAAGAAGCTGAACAGTCTGTTCAAGTCAGACAAATTTAGCGTGGTACTACTCAAGCAAGGTGACACAGTCTACAAGGCTTAACAAAACACAAGATGATTGGGTACTAGAATGGGCAAGCGTACCCAATGCTCCGACCAGTACCTGGGATAGGTACCAATGGTTTTTCAATCCCACCAAACCCTCTAGTATGCGGCTCAGCAAAGCTGGCGCTCTATGGTTGGCCAAGAGAACAGACTTTGTGCTACACGAAATTGACCTAATACAGCACATCAAACCCCGACAACTGTTACAGTTAGAGCGTCTGTTAACAGAACCATACTATATCAAAGATTTATTAAAACTTTGGGTACACAGTGAACAGGACGCCATAATGCTTCAGTTACATGCCGGCAATCTTGCACAATTTTTGGACAACCTTCAAGACAACAGCGACTAAATCGGTTGCCCAATAATGACGTTGACAGTATACTTGTACTTGTAGGTTAAATATTCAAAAGGACATGTATGAAAAACGATCTTACAGAAACAGTTTTTGGCAAAGATTTGGACCGCACCTTCACCTTAGCCGAAGCACTGGATCTCCTCAGTTCTCATAATCTCATAGATGTTGGCGAACTCGCAGAACGTGCTATCAGCAAAAAGTCCGGTGTTGCTCAGTGTGGTAAGAATACCCCGGGCATTGACTTGGTAAACGGTATGCAGATCAAACATGCACAGACTAACCCCGGAAACAAAACATACGAAAAACGCCTGGTTGCATGGTGCAGTATCAAAAATACTGACGCACCCATTTTGCTGGTTGTTACGGAACGTTTAACTAAGAAACAATACTTCTTTTACGTGCCCTATGACGCATACAAATATGTCAATGCCAATACCTTCGGTATTCCTTTTGACCCAAGCGGCAATCCTATAGAGTCTAATCATTGGTGGGATCACCAAGTAGGTTCTTTCAACGAGCTTTGTAAACTAGCAAAGGCCTAATCATGGAACAAGAAACAACAGAAGAAGTCGTGCTACACTTTAAACGGTTCAGCGCTGAAAAGCAGGACCAAGTCCGTGCTCTAGTAAACTATGCCACACTCATGGGACT